GTGGACACCCCCGAGTGAAGGGGGCGACCGCTACTTGCGGTCTCGCGTCTCGTGTAAACTGTGGTCTTTTGGCGGGTGTCACTTAACCGATTAATCCCATGGCTATACAATGGCCAGCGTGGCGGCGGCCCCGGGACTCCCCAATAGGCTTCCGACGGCGGTGAGGGCCTTCCTCTCAATCCATTGGCCAAAGGCTTCAACAGAGTGATGGAAGACCGACTCACCGAGGGAGGAAATCTTGGCGGCGGCCTGGGTGACCAGGGCGTTGCTGGGGGGAGGCGGCGTGGCGGCCAGCGCTAGGGCTGCCGTATCGTCGAACAGGTACTCCACGTGCATCACGTACTCGACGTGAATCACTGGGGTGCTCACAGGAAGACCGGATGCGAACACGCTAAGCGGGGCATAGCCCGACGAGATCATGTCCGGAACGAGCCCGGTCGGGTTCTGGACGGCGGGTGTGTAAAACTCGGCCGGCCTCTGAGAGGTGTGCTCGAGAATACAGCACTCGTCCTTGAGATCGACTAGGGCGACGTTCTTCGACTGTGAGCATAGGTACGTGTTACCATCGACGGTGCCAAGCGTCGAACCGTTAAGCGCGGCGAAGGAACGGTAATTAACCATTCCGGACGCGGTGAGAAACGGGGCGATAGACTTGAGCTTGATGCCGACCGAAACGATCCTGAAACTTGTGGCACCCGTTGGAAGGGGTACCTCCGCTGGAGGGGTTCCGGCGTAGGTGCAAATGTCACCGACGATGAGAGAGGGCGTAACGATGGGTGAGCTATCGACCTGCGGGAAGACGAGAAAAGCCGCCTCTCCCGTAGCTGTACTAGTGACGACCCGTTCGAAGTGGATCTTGTAGGGCAAGGTCTTCGCACTGGAATCGTCTGGGTACTTGGCACCTGAGGCGCTACTACAGAAGGGGTCGAGCAAACCACAGACCTGGCGCGCTAGGACAGCTTTGGTTTTATCCTTGCTTTCCGAGGGGCGCCGTTTAGGTCGTCGAGGTGGTTTCGTCTGCGAAGGCTGGGAGGCCTTCGATTGGGTCTTACTACTCATTGGAATTAATTTCTCTGCCATACCGCTTGGCAGAGGGGGACTGGCATACATGGCGGCAACCAGGACAACATTGGGGAGGTTTTGTCAGTCTCGCGGGTCGCTTGGCGCGACCCTCCGGAGCGTTTTGGGGGGAATGGCTCCAATCCCACGCCTTTTGGGCGCCAGTTCTTTTACCGGGTGTCTGTTAACCCGTGGGGCGACTTAGTTCACCTCTCCCTCCACATCGGAGAGGTCGGTGGTGAACGCCGACTGCCTGAACTCCTCAAGGAGAAGCTGGTAGTACACCTCCGCATCGGGGTGGTGCTCGAACAGGAGCTGGAACCCCACCAATCGCTCGGCAAACTGGTCGCTGTCGAGGCGGTCGATGGTCCTCAAGACTCCCGCGGTGTACTTCTCAATCCTCTCCTGGTAGGCGTTCTCCTTCCTAAACGTGGTGGAACAGAAGGAAAACTCCTTGGGGTTGATCTTGGCAACACCCGTGAGGACGAAACCCCGCGCCTTGTACTTCTCAATGTTGGGCCTCCCGCCCTCGGCACAATCGTCACCTGCCGACTTGACAAATTTCTTTGCCATTTCGGTTAGTCTAGGCTTGGCCTTGACCGGTATTTTGACTGGGTCGAGGGTAGGGTAGGCAGCGTCCACCTTTACGCGATACGAGAGAAGGGCTCGGTTGTGGCTGTTGGCCGAGAAGGTTCTCAACTCACCCGAACCCTCGATACCGGGGGGGATGACGTAGAGATTACCGTCGGCACACAAGACCACACGCCTGAGGGAAGTAAAGAAATCACCAAATAAGGTAAAGTAATGCCTCTCCTTGCCAGGCTTGGGGTTGAACTGCTCGTCGACTAGTCCCATGCACCTGCACATCTTAGCAAAGGTACTCCAATGCTCGGTGGGACCACATGCGTAGTCCCAGCCTTGGACATCGCTGCCGAAGACCGGAGAGGCGCTGGCGCCATCACTGATGGACTTCCAGACGTCACTCCGGCCCTCCGGACTGGTGATGTCGAGGCGTGTGCAGGTAGGCAGGTCTTTAATTGACTGCTCGGTGATCAGATGGTTGCCCATCGTGACTCTCGAACAGGTCGAATTAATAGCTGAGACCATGACTACAAGTCGGGGGCTCTTGCCGCTCTTCCTCTCCTCGCCCTTGACCTTGACTTGGTACGGATGAATGTACCCGCACATGGAAAGGGCGGTGGAGACGGCAAGATGTGACTCTTCGGAATAACACAGCTCGTACAACTTCTTGGGGTCGTCAGCCCTAAGGCTATGGAGATACCGACCGATGTTCAATTGTCCGTCGAGGGTGGCCTCGACGTCTTGCTTAAACTCGGCCTTAACATCCATTAGCCCCTTGTTGTGAGGGTAGCTGATGTTGAGGGGAAACCCGGGGCTCTTAGCCGGGTCCAGGCGATCGAATAAGTCATCATAAACGCTGTCCCTTAGGATACAGCTGTCTCCGCCTTTGAAATAATTGTTAAACTCTTCTTCATATACAAAATCATACTTTACACTATCAAACACTTCCTGCACTCCATCCTCCCAAAACGCAACGGGATTCACTCTTGCGGAAGAATGCCCCCTATCGCAAAGGTAGCGGAGGAGATCTGGATCGGCGGTGGCGGAGCTAGCGGCTCGATACCAGCCCTGTAGGAGAGAAACGCCGCCACTCGTGCGGGGCGAGTAAGACGCTGTGACTCCCGACGGGCGTGGGCGTCGAGCTCTACCAAGCATAGTGATTGAGCCAAGCTTAACTGGCTCTCGAAAGAAGACCTTATCTCCTTTGTCACCAAAAGCCGAATAACGTGGACTGAGACCCCCAATGAGATCAAGTGCCTCGATAACGGACAGTTCGTGTGGCGAGGGTCCTCCAACGAGAGAAGAGCTAACTGCGATCCGCCATGTTCCGTTAGCGGCAGGGTCGTAAGACGGTGTCCCTGGCCCGTTGGGGCAGGAAGCGCCGCGTAGGACGCGAGAAAGGTCGCTCGCCTCCACCGATCCATGTAGATCGCCCCCCGACGGTAGTCCACCCCCAGCTCCATAATACTGGGAATCGGCTGGGTCCGAGGAAGCGGCCTCAGGAAATCCGAGTCTGGGGAGCTCGGCGATTCCAGGCGAGTTTTCTTCGCCGGGGAAGCTGATTGTTGTTGGACGTGGTCGGCTTTCATGGCGATTTTCACGGGGATCGACAAACCCCACCCGAAATCCTGAGCAGGAGCGGAACTCGACTCTTGGTGGCTACGGCTGTAGTACTTTTCCCTAAGGGCTTTCGCCGCTGGAGACGAGTACGCATAACCTTGCTCCTCCAAGTCGAGAAGCTCATCCTGCATGGAACGATAGGCTCTAGTGTCGCTGCGCCACAAATCGGCGCTCTCCTCAAGCTCCTCAAGACCAAAGGCTCGGATGTATCGTTCGGGGATTTCTTTCGTGCTCATCCCTCTGAGCGACGTAAATTCATCAACATCGAAGTCATCATCTTCGTAGGCCTCGCCCGTAGAGCCGCTGTGATCGGCTGAGTAGTTGTGTTCGAAGACGGGCCCGGACACGCGGTAGGCGGGCTGGTCCTTTATAGGAACCAACGCGCCCTCCGGGATGGGCTCGCCCTCGAGGACATCTGGGGCTGGGGGGAGGGGAGGAGGTATGATTTTTCCTTTGCCCATCACAATCTTGGCAAAGAACCGAAGGGAGATGAAGTAGTTCGTCTTCCTATCGGGATTTGCCCCGCAATGAAGGCCTACGAGGTTGGAACCTTGGAAGACGGTTCCTCCGGAGTCACCCTTGTGGGATGAGTAGGTAGTCTCGTAAATACGTTTGCAGGGCTTGACTGAGCCGTTCACCTGACGAACTGAAGCGCTGGGGCAGGGCAAGGGGGCTTGACCAAGGCTGGTAAAGACCCCAGGCTGGCCCGGGCGGATTACTACTAGTTTCATCGGAACGCTTAGGTTTAACTGTCTTACCTCCACTGCCTTGACGCCGAGGATTGAGGCAAGGTTAGTCTTGGAGGAGTCAAAGAAAGCGACATCGTCACTGTGGTAGTTAAACCACTTAATCTTGATTTCCATCCTCCTCTGACCATTGCTGAGGTACATTATTGAGTCTAACGGGCCAACGACGCAGTGAGCGGCGGTAACGAGAAAGGTTTGACCAGCGGTAAAACCTTTAATCATAAACGCATTGCCCACATAATCGTCATTAGCATCGATTAAAGACAAGGATGCACCCGTGGATCGGGTAGGCATGTGGTTGACTGGCGCCGAAGTGGCCATCTCGGCGACGGGACCTGGTGCCAGGTTTTCGCTGTCGAGGTCAGACGCAAGAGGTGTTCCCATGGTGGATGAGATCATAATCGTGCGTACCTGACTAGGATGGATCACTGCGTCCTCTGCGCTCACATCGGTGACTGATGGGTCGTTGTCCACGCCCAACCGGGCCCACAACATTGCTGTTGCGAGACCAACGGTCGTGGCGAGGGGAAACCACAGAAACCTTGAGAGGCCTAAAGCTAATGCGACGGATGCGGGTTTGACGTGACGCTCGGAGATTGATAGGTTGTAGACTATCATTCTCCGAGTGTGGTCGAGCACCTTTCGGATCTTTTCCTCGTAACCATAGATGGCCCGGACGAGAAACCCAAACAACATGAACCAGAAGAGAATCGACTGGGACGTGTGCGAAAGGGATCCATATTCGGGGCCCCACTTGGTCGTTGCGATGTAGACGCGAAACCTTCCATAGGCGTCGCGAAACCACTGAGGCATCGTAAGGGACAAAAACACAGACACGGCAACCGCTTCGTC